TAGGTAGTAAGATAGCCGCCACTCAATTGGGCAAGAAGGCTTTAGCTGAGGGTGGGAAAGAATTACTGAAAAGCTCTATCCCCGGTGCAGTAATTACAACTGGTCTTAGTACCCTGACGACGGGAAATCCCCTGGCAGGTCTCCTGATCGGTGCGACTGACCTTGGTGCGAGCTTCGGTTTATCTCGAGCGTTGGCCGGAAGAACGGGCAACGTCTTAGGCATGCCCCTGTCAGGCAAATATTCTTACCGTGTAAAAGACGGTTTAAAGACTGCAAAAGGCACTCCGCGTAAACAAGTGAATATCGCGGATCAGTCAATGGTTGACCGTGTTTATGAGCAGAGCATGCCACAGACGATTGCCCAGCTCGCTGGAAGCGTAGGTGCCGTGGTGGCATTGGAGCCACAATTTATGCCCCAGGCTTATAACGAAAGTCAGGCTGTAACGCAGCAACAGCAGTTGGCACAGATGAAATATCTAAACAACATGAATATGCCCGATACAGCTGACGGAACACTGTATCAAACACAGGGAATTCCGGATAGAAAGGCGCAGGAGGAGAAGAGGAATAGAGAAATAATGATGATGTCAATGATGATGCCGGGAATGGGAGTGATCTAATGAGTATTGTTGAAAGTTTAAAAACGGGCTTTAGAAAGGCCGAAGACGCAATGACGCGTAGGCAAGACTACCGTCATAGTGTTTTGAATCCTAGCTTCTTTAAAGATGTTACAAGAGGAATAAAAGCAGAAGATCCTGTTACAGGCACAAAAAAGGTTATTGTTGAGCCTGTTAAAAACCCTGCAGAATTTGCAGGTGCCTATGCGGCCCGTCTTATGACGGACATAGGTACTGATGGAACGCGGCAGTTTTACTGGCGTTATAACCATCCTTTAGCGATTGCAGAAAAAGCAGTTGAGCAAGCTGTTCCTCAACTCGCTGAAATCAAGAGTCCTGCAAAACGTGGAGCATTAATGGGGGGAATCGGGGGAGTTACCGCAGCATCTTTAGGTACGTTTGATATAACAAACCCAGGGGAGTTGTTTCGTCCCAAAGGTTACGCTCAAACCTATGCAGAGAAAGGCTCAGAAGACCGTCGTCAAACGGCAGAACCTGGCATGGAGTTGTTCGACAGATTGTTCTTAGGTCGTCGTGGAAGACCTTTGAAATATGAAACGGCCAAAGCAGATATTCCTAGCCTGACCCCAGAGCGTTACGGCAAAGCAATGAGGAGCCAGTACCAAGACCGTGGAGTGCTTGGTTTAGGTTTATTAAAAGCAACCGATGAAAATCTACAGGGTGAACCTGAAGTCAAAGTTGTTGGCTTTCCTGTCGGCTTACAAGCCGTAGGTGCAGCTGCAGGTGGTGCAACCGCTTTACGTCAGGGTTTAAGCCGTGGACTTAAAACTCGGGTGGCTGCTCCCGTGGCTCTTGCAGGAGCTATTGGTGGGGCGACTGTTGGTAAGTTGGTTAACTTAGGTATTGCTAGCGCACGTAATAATCCTGAAAAACTTCCATCTACTCTTGAGTATTGAGGCTGATAAAATTAAAGTATTAAATAGGCGATAGAAATGGCGACCGAACGCATACCACAAGGGGGTGCCTTAGCTAGATATAATCCTGTCATGGCAGCCGCAGGATATGCGACTAATCCCGCATTTACATATCAGCAGCTCCTAAACAACCAACCTGCTATTAAAGCAGCCTTAGGTAAAGCAGCCCGTGGGGGCGGTCGTTTTGCGGGAGCATATGCCCCTCTTATCGGAGGTGCCATGGAGCTGGCGGAAGGAGATGTTTTAGGGGCAGTTGGAAGTACTGGAGGCGGTTATTTAGGTGCATTAGTTGGTCAAACCCTAATTCCGATTCCTGGCGTAGGTGCTGGAATTGGTGCAATTGCAGGCTCAATGCTTGGGAGCGGTCTTGCAGACGCCTCAAAAGGTTTGATGCCTGACTTAGAAATCGCTGGCATAGCGATCGGTGAACGTGCCAAACGCCGTAAGGAATCTGCTTACCAACGAAGTGAAACAGAGAAAGATCTTAAACTTCAACAACGTTTACAAGGAGAGTATTTAACTGGTACTCTTGCACCTTTCCTTGATCAGCAACGTCGGCAACAAGTTACTGCTCAGCAGTCATTACTGAATACACAAGGCGCTATCTACCAGAAGCTTGCACGTACCGCTGGTAATTATCAATTAGCTGGTCAGGGTATTCAGGCTAATACTCGTTTAACTGAAGCAGCTTTAACGCAAAATCCATATGCAGGCTCTGTTATTTCCGCACCTAACATTACCTTCGGGAGGGGTTGATTATGGCGTATTCTTTTTCTGAACGTCGCGCAGCTCGCGGTTCTGGCTACTCTAGTTACACACCACCAATCCCTGGTACGCAAACAGGAAACGCAGGTGCTGTACAGCCAACTCCTCAACAACAATTCAGGAGTCTTTTGCGGCCTGAGTTGCAAGGTGATTTTGATCGCTTTGTTCTTCAAGGCGGCGATTTTAAAAAGTATGACATAAATGAAGCTTTAAATCGTTTTAATACTCAACGAACAGCTGATCAAACTTTTACAGCTAATCAACCAGAGCCAGAAGTAACCACTACTCCTGAAAAATATAATGCAGACCGAGATCTTAATAACTTAATAAGAGAGCTAATTAGTCCTGAGTCACAACAACAGCGGGCTCAATCTGCTTTTGATCTTCAAAAACAGTTAATGGACTACGGCCAAGAAAAAGGCAAGGAGTCCGCCAAGCTTGCTTTCCAATATGAAATGATGGGTCGTATCCCCGACACCATTGCGAATGCCCTGGCAGGCTCTGGGCAACTGATGAGAGAAGGTGCAAAGGATATCTCCAATACCGTAATGCGTGGTGTTGAAGCATTACCTAAGCCGAACATTCAAGCGCGTACTTATCAGAACCCTACCTTTAGGTATTTCCAATAGGGTGCAGTAAACTAAAGCCATGGCAGGAACTTCAACAATACCAATTTTTGGTTTAGCTGGCGGAGGCTATATTTCCTCAGCTGGCGAAATGGTATCTCCAGGCGGAAGTTTAGCTTCTTCAGATAATTCAGGAGGCGCAAGTAAAGGAATGGATCCCTTAACAGCTGGCTTAGGTTTTGCCAATCTTGGTGCAAGTATTTTCGGCGGTATGGCCGCACGGAGAACCCAGGCCAATATTGCTAACGCTCAAATGGCAGCGGCAGCGGATCAACTGAAGAATCAAATTCAGATGACCCGCGATATGTCCAAATTCCGGGAGGCCAGTAATATTGGTAACCGGGTTTTTGGTGCAACAACTGGCGCTGATCTTGAGTTCGAACGCCAAAGGAAAGGAGCGCTTTTTGAACAGGGTCCTTTGCGTGGTTTGAAGCTGGCTGGGGATATGGCTGAACGAAAAGCTATTCTTGGACTCGCTGGCTCTGAAGAAGCTAAAGCATTATCTCGTCGTCAAAATAAAGAGCAGCTAAAACGAACCCTTGCAGAGAAACAGGGAAGTATGATGGGTATGTTCGGTCGGATTGCGCCGGTTGACGTAGACAGTTTATTTGTTTGAGGCATAAACCATGGGCGGCGGCACAAGCGTAAAGTACGAGGCACCGAAGATTGAAAAGGATGATAGTTTTGAAAAGTATCTGCAATATCAGATAGACCGCGATGAAAAGGCGGCAGAGCGTGCCGATGCCGAAACAAAGGCAGCTAAGGACGCAGAAGATGCCAGAAAAGCTGCAGGTGTATCTGGTTACGATGCTTATGCTTCTAACATCCAGAGCCAACTCGGCGCTGGTTTAATTAGTTTTAACGATGCACAGAGCAGATTAGAAGGTTATCGTTCTAAATATGATATGGTCCCTGGCAAAAAGGGACAAGAATTATCTGATTATTACGTTAATCAATTACTTCCCGGACGCCGTGAGACCGGCACAAAAGCTGCCTATGAAGAAGTTTTAGGACGCGCAGCAACTACAGACGAGCTGGCAAAAGCTAAAGAACGTTTTGGTACGGGTTACTACAGCAGTGTCAAAGATTTAAAAGACTCTCTGTATAAAGGCCAGGAGTACCAGAAGAAGTTTAATAAGAGCTACTTAGAAAATTATTACGATACGGAGTTCGGCAAACAAACGACTGACGCAAAGGGAGAGCGTACTGGAAAACGTACGTTCCAATTTGATAAGAGTTTGTTGCCCAAGTACAGCGGCAACCTTCAAGGACGCACAGGCATTACTACTCCAGATTTCAAGGATTCCTTTGTTGGAACTCCTGCAGAGATTAAAGAGCAATTACAGAAGGTCCGTGATACCCGTCAATATCTGTACAGCGCAGGTCTGACCAATCTGCAAGGTGAGATCAACAAAGAAACCACCAAGCTTAAGAACGAAGGTCAGAAGGAGCTTCAGAAGATTAAAGAACAAGGAGGCCTTTACAGATCCCTGGTTGGCAGCTTTAGTTTTTAAATATTCACTTGGTATAATTAATTCAGTTCCGACTCTTATAAGGAAATGACAACTCCTACAGGACAAGCCAATACCGACGATTATTTCGACATTCAAAAATTCGAGGATCTTCTGTCCCGTTTGGAAGCTTCTAAAGGCCGTCAACAGCGCCAGAAGTCTCTTGAAGGACGTCGTGACATCTTCGCCACCGGCCTGGCTGGCATGATGGGCAACTTCTGATAATTTCTTCTAGGATTTAATAAGTCATGACTAGCAGCGTACCCGCCGGACAAACCGATGCCGATGATTGGTTTGATCTAGATAAGTACAAGAAAGCTGCTGGCGTGGCTTACGAATTTTCCAAAAAGAAAATGGAGACTGCCGGTGAGCAAGAACGAGAAACCATCGGTAAAGGCGCAAGCGAAAGCCGTGAATCAGCGGCACAACAGCAGCGATTCCGCCAGGAAGACGAAAAGCGGGACTACGATCAGGCCCAACGAGCTTATCGATATTGAGTTATTCGACACTTGGGTCGATAACTTAGACGCCGCCACTCAGGAATCGTTTACTGCTTTTTGCTCAGATAACTATTCAGTTATTGAGATCTATTTGTATGCCAGATTTCTTGGCTACAAAGGCAGTATTCAGCCTTGTGATCTCTGGGTCAAAGACAACTACAAGAAACCGGATCACCGGAAGAAACTTCTGTACGAAATCGACGAGATGCAGGAGGACATCCGTAAACTGCGTGAAGACGTAGAAAACGGTGTTGTCAAACGTGATGCCGGTGTTGCACGTGTTGCTTCCATGCAGAAAGAACTTCGTGGTCACATTGACCAGGTAGAGAAGTTTACAAGCACCCGCGACAGAAAAGGGTTATTGATGGCAGGTGCAGACCGTGCTATCCGTGAACTGATGTTTATTTTTAAAGACGACCCAATCGAGATTCCGTTGGAAGAAGCAACGATGAGCGTATGGGCAAGAATGCAACTGGAAGAATAGGTCAATTAAAATAAGTTCATACGCAGAGCACTATAAGTGCGACAGTAATTAAAAATGGCTAAGAAGAAAATGCCGCCTCAGCTTCTTGAGTACTTCAAGAAGAAAGAAGCCAAAAAAGAAGACGGCTCTGAGATGAGCGACAAGGAGAAGCGTAAAGCCGCCTTGGAAAAAGCCCGTAAATATAAAGAGCAAAAAGGTAAAAAAGAAGATAAAAAGTAAAAATGGCTATCCAAAGTGAGCTTCTTTACCGTGAAGATTTACCCGTTAATCTTCGTATCAGTGGGTTAAGGGATAAAATCAAGACGCCTGAAGATTACAACCAGGTCTTGGATGCTTTGTTAAAGAACACCTCTGCTGATCTTGAATACACGGCAAGAGAAGCTGAGGCTCAAAGACAGGAATATTTAGCCTCTCCCATTGGTCAAAAATATCCAGATGCACCCCCATCCGCTAGTAGCATACAGTACCCTGAGGTTAGGGCTCAACGGGCTGCCGAATATAAAAATTACGTCACAAATCAATTAAAAGAAGCAGGTATTGATCGTCCACAGCCTTCTCCAAACAATCCGGCACGTAACCTCAAACCAGTTACTTCCCAACCGCCTCAAGTACCTTTAAAGCCTTCTTATAGTTCTATTGAGGTAGCCACTCCTAAAGAAACTAAATCCGATTCTCCACTTTTAGAGGATATTCCAGATCTTGGATTAGAGCAGATGCCTTCTCTGCTCCAAGATGATGCAAGGCCCGCCGATCCGGCATCAAAACTTACGCCACCTGAAAGTTACCTTTCAGATTACGTAGCTAATTTAGGCAAGGGGGAAACTCCTTCTGACGGGACACTGCTTGCCGGTCCCGGTTACATCGATGAAGACGATGCGTTCGATAACCCGTATTACACCAGCCCTGTACCTGATCTTGATGATGATTCTGATTTTCCTGATTTAGGGGATTTAGACCTAGCCCAGGCAAAAGATTCAGACTTAGACCAGGCACTCGAGTACACAGAATCAAACTTCCAAAAGCTGTTAAATCAGCAAGGTCAGCCAGGCCAGCAAGAAACTCTTATTGCATCTGCTCTTCCTTTAAATCTGTTAAATCCGTCAGGTCAGCAAGAAACTGCTCTTGCATCTGCTCCTCCTTTAATGCCCCCCGCACTTCAAGCTGCCGGTGCCAAGGACGACTCTTATCCCCCTGGTGCAAAAGATTTAGACCTAGCCCAGGTAACAGAAGCAAACTTCCAAAAGCTGTTAAATCAGCCAGGCCAGCAAGGTCAGCAAAGTCAGCAAGGCCAGCAAGAAACTGCTTTCGCACCTGCTCTTCCTTTCATACCACCTGCAGTTAAAGCTCTCGGCGCTGCTGCTGGCGCTACAGGGTTATTAGGCGCGTCTGGAGCCTTAGATAATTTAGGACAAAATCTTCAAGATCTGGTGACACCTAATGCAAATATTCAGGAAGCACAGCCTGCTGACAATGTCATGGGTATTTTTGGCTTAGGAAAACCAAAACCTGGCACCCCTTCAAAAGTGCGCTATCCAACCAAAAGCCCAGAAGACAAATTACTAGAGGATCTTGATAAAGCAGATGAAGCTTTGCGAAGACAGCCTAGAGACACTGTCCCCCAAGGGGCAGAAGGTAAAAAAAGATTTCCTATAGGTGATCAAGCTTCTGCTTTCCCAGGTCCTTTAAATCAGTTCCCCGGAAAAGATGATTTCGAACAAAGGATTGCTGCTTTCCGAAAAAGTTTAGGTGACAAAAAACCTGACTTCGAAGAAAAGATTGCTACTTTCCGTGAAAGTTTTAATAACGAAGAACCAAGGGTTACTACTTTCCGGGAAAGTTTTGGCACCAGAAATCCAGAGATGGAACAAAGGCTTGCTGCTCTCCGGCAAAGAAGAGATACCGCAAAACAAGATATCGAGGGAAGGAGAGATAGCATAAGACAAGATATCCAACAAAGGATTGCTTCTTTCCGGGACGGTTTACTTGCCCAAGCAAAAAGTGAAAGCCCTAAAACCCGACGCGGCCCCCGAGGCGAAAGAGCTACCTTCTCTCCTGTAGAAAGAAGACGTCCTGATGATAAACCTTTTGCACGGCAAGAGAGAAAACCAGCGAAGGAAGAGACACGTCAGACTTTTGATGTTCAGGAGAAACGTCTTGCTAGAGCATCTAGGGATGACTATCGAAGAAGACAAGCTGATCCTATTGACCCCATGAGAAGAGGCGCAATATTCGGCTAGTATTTAACAATACGTTGTTTTAAATACCGTGCCAAGTTATACCCATCTTGCTTACAGAAGGAATGCAAAGGCTGCGGCACGCAATCAACAAATCAAGAAGCCAAAGAACGCGGAACTTTTAAAAAAAGCCCGTGAAGACTTTGGCTTTTTCTGTGAGTATGTAGCAGATAAACCGCCTGCAGAACATCATCAGCATTGGCATCGTCACTTTGTCACGGACCAAGATAGTTCCTGTCTGATTAAGATTGCTGGCCCTAACGTTGATCTTCTTGCTCCACGAGGTTCTGCCAAATCAACGGTCTTAGGCCTTCTTACAGCCTGGGCCATAGGTATTCACACACACGAAAAATTACCTCTACAGATCCTGTATTTGTCCTATACCGTGGACATTGCAAGATCTAAGTCAGCAACAATTAAACGGATCATTGAAAGCAAGCGATACCAAGAAGTATTTCCATCTGTACGTCTTCTTAAAAACGTAACAAGTAACGAATACTGGTCGATTGACCATAAGTTTGCAGGTATCGATACCACAGGTGAAGAACAGTTCACACTTTGCGCCGCTGGATTGAAGGGTTCAGTGACATCAAAGCGTTCTCACTTGGTAATGATTGATGACGCTATTAAATCAGCAGCGGATATTGCCAACCCTGACATCAGGAAACAGATGCAGGAAAACTGGAATGCGGTTATTGCACCAACGATGTTTGAAGGTGCCCGGGCTATCTGCTTAGGAACGCGCTTCAGACATGACGACATCCACTCGACAACATTTAACGAACAAAACAACTGGAGTCAAATTGTTCTATCGGCCATTCTTAATGATCCTGAAACAGGAGATGAAAAGTCCTATTGGCCGGAGATGTGGTCTTTGGATTACCTAAAGGAAAAGAAACGACAGGCACCGATTGCATTCTCGTTTCAATACATGAATCAGGTCGTCAGACAGAACGAACTGTCATTGGCACCAGAACTAATTGTTAAGGCAGAGATCTCTACCGAGTTTGACACCTTGGGTGTAGGTGTGGACCTTTCAGCAGGAACTAAAGAGAAAAACGATTACACCGTCATGGTCTTAGGCGGACGCATTGGTGATCGCATTCACATCATTGATTACAGGCGAATCAGGGTTATGGGTAATCTTGAAAAGCTTGACGCAATGAAAGAACTTCTCAATGATTGGTCGATCATCGGCATTGATGAAAACAAAAACTACTACCCAACTTTCTCGACCTGTGATATTTGGTCTGAAGCTGTGCAGTACCAGGCGTCATTAGAAGCTGACTTCAAGCGGGTCTGCCTCAATAACGAGGGTCTCTACAACCTCATTTGGCATCCCGTAAAAGGTTTCCGTGCAGATAAGCTTGCACGGTTCCGTGGCATCATGGGAATGTTTGAAGACCGGAAGATCATTTTTAACCGTTACCGGAACTTCACAAATCTCTTCGAGGAACTCACGAATTTCGGCGTTAGTAGCCATGACGATTGTGTGGATGCGTTGGTTTGGCTTGTTAATGGTCTAGCTAGAAAAGGGCAGTTGCACCTCGATTACTAAGCGTAGAATTAAAAAAAAGATTGGTCCAGTGGGTCCAGAGTATATTGCTGCGTTTGCAACCTTGATTGTATCTGCCTTTACAGGCGGTGGCTGGGTTGCAAGCAAGATTATTGATCGGCAAAAAGAGCGGATCCAACAATCTTTCGACTACATCAGTTCACAAAAAAACAGGATCGACATGTTGGAAGATCAGGTCAATCGCATGCCGTTAGATTACGTGCTGAAGGTGGATTTTCTCAGAGAAATCCAGGACATGCACGAAAACTTTCGACAAATTAACAATAAGCTTGATAAGCTTATGGAAAAGATATTTGAGAAATGAGTTACATTTTGGAGATCGAAGAAGATCAGAACGGTGATCAGTACGTTACTTTCCCTGAAGACATCTTGGAAGAACTAGGTTGGTTAGAGGGCGATCTCCTCGAATGGAACATGAAAGGAGAAGGAATCACTCTTACCAAACTGAATAACCCATCGGGTTACGAAGTTATAGAAGAGTAAAATAAAAAGATCGAGCGGATAGATTATGTATTACGCAGGCCAGTCTGGTATTGCAGGAGCTGTAGGAAACCTGGCTGGAGTCAGCTTCCCTATTAACGAAAGTTCCAGAACTCGACAAATTCGTGGTATTCGTAATTTGCAAGAAGGTGCTGCAGGCGCAGAAAAAGAAGCCGCAGAACAGATGTTGCGTAGATTGGGCGGTCCACAACTGCCAACTGTGATGTCCCCTGGTTCCAGTAATCTGCCCGGTGCTGTAGGCAACATGCAAGGTGTCGCCAATGCAGGTCTATACGGCGGGCCTCAGTTCAACCAGCCGGGGAACGTAAGTCTTCCTAATGGTTTCGTCAACAAGATGGTTTCCTGATG